AAATTTGAATTCGATTTCTTCGTCATTTTCTTTGATTTCTTTTATAGTTCCTTCAGAATGTAATGCGCCATAAAGCATTTTATAAGGATCTATTTTTTGAACCTTACAATTTTCAAAATCTTCTTTTGTAAATCCGCATAATCTTTCTCCTAAATCTTTTAAAATATTATGACCTCGAACTATTGAAGGAATATAAGCAACCAATATTGATCTTCCATAATGGTATATTTGATTACCAAATGCACACTTTATATACACATCATCTGACTCAATAATACCATTAACATTTCTAGGAAAATCATTTGTACACTGATCAACATGTGCTTTTAAACGATACGTCCCTTTATATCTCATTAAATAATTTGCCATTCTCCAACCAGCCCTTCCTTTGCGTCATTTGGTGTATAAAACTGACAATGCGGCATAGGTTTTAGTTTAAATTGATTCTTTTCATGCATGTAATCAATAGCATCTTTTATATGTCTATTCTCTATTTTTCCAGTACGGATATACGTATCTAATACTTCATATGTAAATCCGAAGTTTTCTTCGTCTGTTTTCCCACACAATCCATCATCCGGTGTTTTATCTACTAATTCTTTTGGCAGACCAAGTATTCTTCCGATTGATTTAACTTCTGTTTTTGTGAACATAGACAACGGACTAAAATCTCCTACGCTATCCCCATACCGTGTAGAATATCCAATCCAATCTTCTGAAAGATTACATGTATTTGCTACTCTTCCATTAACTGATTGAGATATTGCATATAATGTCGTCATACGAATACGTGGAGGTAAATTAATTATTGTTTGTTTACTTAATTCATCCACCCATAAATTATGACCAACCTCATCTTTTATAAAATTAAAAGCATTATATATATTAACAGTAATATTCTTAATTCCCAAAAATTCACACAGTTTCTTTGAATAATCAATATCTTTTTGCTCTCCATTTGGCATTAAAACACCCAGAACTCTTTCTTTTCCAAGAGCTTTTACACATAATGCAGCCACAACAGAAGAATCTACTCCACCTGAAATACCAATAACCGCATTACACTCTGGCCCATTTTGTTTAAACCAATCATTTATCCATTCAACAATGGTATTTGTTGCGTATTTAGAATCAAAAATTCCTATATATCCTTCGCTCATTTCTTTATACCTCCACATCTTCACAATCTACATATAATGATTCAAAACCTTCATCATAGCAAAAAATATCATTCATACCTTCATATAAATTCTCTTTGACTATTTCTGGATTTGTTATTTCTATATTTTGTAATTCTGGATCGTCAAGATTGTAAACTGCCATAACTTTAATTACTCTTTTTTTCATTATCCTAAATCCAATCTCCAAAACTCAACACTATATCCTGCGTCTGATAATTCTTCTTCAATAATGCTATAAATAACATCCCAGTCCGCACCACCTCTGACACATCCAATTTTATACGGAAAAGCAATAGATGTAGGCTGATAAGACCCATCATTATTTCTTGTGCATGATCCAAATGTTTTTTTAAGTTCTACAAGACATGATCTGAAAGCTTCAATGTCTGTATATTGTTTACCATCATATCCATATGAATCCTGAGCAAATAAAGACGCAAAGAATTTATTACTTTTACTATCAAAGAAGATTCTTGTATTACCAAGTAACTGATCTTTTATTCCTAATTTGTAGAAATAATCAACAAAAGATTTGTAATCTTCATATATGGAATAATTATATTCTCTAACGGCTTTAGCCACACCAGAGTTAAATACTCCCTGGCAATTTACCTGGTGAGCAATTATATCTGTTTCAGCACTTAATAAATTTCCATCAATAATTTTAATCATTATCCATTCAACCTCTCTCTGATTTCTTTTAATGTATAATTTTTTAACAATTTACCATTTTTAAACACTGGCTGCAGAAGATTATTTTCTGGGATAGTGCTTGCGGTAAATCCATCAGAATAAGTCAACTTTTCATCTTTATCATAATAAACATGACATAGACCTCTCTGACTCTTTTTAAAACCGCCTTCTTTTGGATTCTTAAAAATTGGATATTCTTTACCATTTACTTCTGCATAGCAAGCTTTAATACAGGAGCTAAACGTATCTCTGGTAAATGGTTTCAATTCTCCGTTTTCTTCAATGCAATGCATAGAGAATGAGCCTACTCCCAACGCTACATTACTACAAGCGAATCCATACTCCATAAGGATTTTATAAATTTCTTCACATCTCTGAACAGTAATACTGTCTCCGTAAATAGCCTTTACATGTGGATCTAGCACTTTAAATCCTTTACTATTTACGGTCCCACCAAACTGATCCCATAATTTAAAAACAGTTTTTGTTACAACTTCAACACAATCTCCAGAATCACCTCTCATGAGCATACATCCATTATGAGTCATAATTTCATCATGAAGCTGTGGAATAATATTATCAATCACATTCCAGTAATCATAGCTATCAAGTACACATGAGAAACTTGTATTTGGATATAATTCTGTAAGCATTCTTCTTAAAAATGTAATTTCATCACCATCCACTGCGTAATTACTACACATAACAAAATGCTCTGTGCTTACCGCACCGTAAGCTACAGGCTCTTTTGTGCAATCACAATTAAACATTCTTTCCAAATATGGAATTGCCGGAACTGTAGCTGTATTATAGAAAGACATGCACCATCCTGCTGCAGCCTTTAATGACTCATCAAGACCTGTGTCACCTCTAAAATCAAAAGACCCTAAAGCTGTCCATCTATTTACATTATCATCGCATGTAAGAGCATAATATTTATCTACGATATCACGATATGTTTTTCCGACAGTTGCCGTAAGCTGAGGATACCACATTTCTGCAGAAATTAAACTCTCTAACGCCTGTGGTAGCCATGCAAAATCAGGATGTGTATTAGTAATACCGAACATTGGTACATGCATTGGAACCATTGTTCCCTCCGGCAAAGCAATGATTTCAATTGGAAGATATCCTAATTTATGTAATTTCTTAATTTTGTCAATATCATAAATGTCAGGAGCGAGAGTATGATCTAATACTCGTTTATATTCATTGCATACATCGTCTACATTTTGATCGAAAAAATTCTCATTAAAATAATCAATAAGCCATGTCTTACAAAACATCTGTAATCCAAACATTACAACCTTATCCCAACGATCTACTCTGCTCATCCGTGGTGTGTAATAAGACATGGATTTTGTAATACCTTCTGGCAGCATGTCCGAATGTACTGCTTTATAAAAATCAATAAGTAACATAGGATTAATTTTTTTCATGGTTTTCTCCTTTATTTTTATTAATACTCATTTTAATATCATCAACATTGATAACAGTTTTGCATTTACTGAGAGCATAATTCAATTCTCGAATTGCCCCATTGGATTCTCTCCAATTATCCAACATATAAATAGCATCTATTATATCTAATAGACAAAACGATAATGCCATATAGTCTTCATATGTAGTTTCTTCCGGAAGACCATCGAAAATATCAGCAGGGTTATATACTACATATCCTCGATCTTTTAATTTATTAGCAGCAGCACTAAATATTTCTCTATAATTATCTACGCCAGTAATTGCTCCAGAAATATATACTTTCATCTATTTATTATCTCCTTCTATAATTAATTTCTCCTGTTCTTCCAAATCCTCATAGTATTTTAATTTACTTCTTATTTCAATGTTCCTTGGACATGATCCGCACATACCTGTATATGCATCATTAATATTACATTTCACATATTTACCGTTACCTGGTTTTGTTAATCTTTCCATTTTATAAACCACCTCTTTTTACAATTTCAATCGCTTTTGCAAATACACATGCCATACAATCATTGTATCTACATTCTTCTCCGAAGCAATCTTGTGTTACAGGACTAAGCATAGTATCACGACATTTTTTTAACTGTTCAATAATTTCATCTTGTTTATTAGCAGAAGGTTGGTTTTGAATACAATCTATAACATTTGACAACGGATAATTCCCATACTGCATGTCGTATTGTTCAGTGATTTTTTTGATTAATTCTTCCTTACTGATTAAATCATCTTTCATATATCACACCTCTTAACATTTATTGATATTGATCCCAAAGTGCCATCAAATACCCATCATCTTCGTTACAAAGCTCGATTTCCATCATGTATTCCGGTCTGTATGTTTCTTTACTAGGCCTGATCGGATGAACGTAATAATAAATGCAATTGTTCGGATGTCTTTTAGCATAAATCTTTAAATCAGTAAAAATTTCTTTTTTACTTTTACCAACCGCAAAACATCCATCCTTTGAATCTTTTTCATATTCTCTATGTTTTTGGACAATCATCTTATTTTATTCTCCTTTATACTCGTCAAATATAGGCATCCATTCTCCATTATCTTTTCTCTTTGCTTTAAAAAGGATTTCTTTGTTCATCTTCGAACCTCCGGCAAATCAATATTCACGATAATAGCCTTAATCCACGGAAGTTTTTCGTATTCTTCATTGTCTTTTTCTTCTTCCATTTCATAAAAGTCAATTCCACCAACACAATCATTCAACACTTCTTCTGCGTCGTCTTCGTCCTTGAACCATACTCTCTCGTTTTCAATTATATATTCTCCGATATATGCATTTCCCCATGAAGCCGCCCATCTTGAATAACCATCATCTACAACAATTTCCGAATCCACCATAGGAAGAATGGGTAAATCTGGATTATCTTTAATTAACTGGATTAATTCTTCTATTTTTTCTTTCTGATTTTTCATCTCACACCTCCGGCATCTGGAAAACTCCGTTTTTAACATAACCGCCAAAGTAGCCACTTATATGATGACTGTTATATTCCCTACCGACCTGTTTGTTCAATGAAATATAAGCATTGATAATTTCGTCCAAAACCTCATCAAAAGTAATCTCACAATAATAATGATTCATGAGGTCGTATTTGCTTCCTTTGTACTTATTTATTAATTTCATGTTGTTCTCCTTAAACTGGGGTTGGTAAAACCAGCCCGATGAAAAAGTTTTACTTACAGATTGAGAAGCAGGGAACAACCGCACTCGAGTTGGCAGCGTGGATATCATCTACGTTGCCGTAATGGTTAACAGCCAAGAAGGCATACGGAGAGCTTCGTGGAGTATCAAGCCAATACCACTCTATTTTCCCGTCAAAATTCTTGCATCTTTCCGCTTCGGTTTTTAAACCATCAAATGTAATATCGTCTGCGCCATTACATTCATAATCCCATTCACTTTTAGATACATTTTTTCTTGACAACAATGTCAACTTACTTTTGCGAACAATATTACCATCAACACAATGTTCCATTTCACACATATTATTTACAAGATCTTCTGGCATTTTCTTTAAATAATTATCAAGAAAGTTATTCATGTCTTTCATATTAGATATCCCAACTGCATCAACTGCCACAAAATATATTTTTCCATCTGAAATATGTTCAACTCTAAATGCAACATATTCTTTTCCATATACATTCTCAATTGGAACATATAAAACATCCTTTATATGCCACTCTTTATAACAAAATTCTCTTAATTCAAATTATTCTTCTACAATATGTAACCTATGAAACTCTTGTTTCTTTGGCTTTGTATTTACCTCTTTATAATCCTCTGTGGAACATGTTATTGCATTTCCATTGAAATCCATCAAATTATCTTTGCTATCTGTAAAAGAAACATACATCTCTTCTGTATTTTTATTTCTGAATAATTTCATAGTTAATAATCTTCTCCTCTTGTAATTCCAATATTATCCTCGGTATATTCCAAAAATTCGTTTCCAAACCTACCGAACACATCTCCATATTTATCAGGTTGACGAATAAATTCTGTATATTTAGTTAATAAGCTAGGACAATTATTCTCTACCCATTCTCTTGTTGCCGTAATACAAAAGTTAAAAGACATATCGACCACTGAAAACACAACACATAATTTATTTTCTTTGACATATTCTTCGTTCATAAAATTTATGTTAAAATCATCACACATCCAACCTACATATGGTTCTTCCGCAGGATAATCTCTACCAGAAAACCAATTATTCAATTCAAAACAAACTATTTCTGATTTTTTACTATTACTACACATTAGTTCTTGCATCCTCCTATTCTATACTATTACGCTTCCACCATTTGCACCTGACGGTGCAATTTAAGATTCTTCGGATTGAATACACAAGCCGGGGCAACCCCAATGCCGTTGTACGCAATGTAGTTGTTCAGATTACCCGTACTGTACACAGAGCGAACGTTGCCACTGTTCCCGGCGTCTGAGATATACCAAGGTGTGCAAGTCCACATCCATTCAGGGAGTAGCGGAACGTGCTTACGGTACTTTCTGTATTCATCACAACTCAGGATGAAAACTCTATCTGTGACTGTGCCGTAACGGTCATCTCCGTTATCAGCTACCATGTCAACCTCATGAGGAATAAGATTATCCTCACCCAACACAGGAAGCAGTTCATTGAGCAGCTTTCTACGCAGGCTTGACTTTGCGTAGTTGTTACAGCCGTCATCATCGAAGCTATACTCTTCGTTGTTCCAAGCAGATGCCATGATTGCCAGAACACCGCCATCCACGTTGTTGTCAAGGACGATCCATTCAAAACCCTTGAAGCCGAAACGCTCACCTGCACTTAATACACCAATGTTTTCTTCTTTCATGGTTAATTCCTCCTATATTTTCTTATATTAATATTTTGCTTTACTCTTACTTGCCATATTTCTATTTCTTAAATCTTCATAAAATACTTGTTTTGGATCATATACTATATATCCAGGACAATCTCCAAAAAATACTATATACATATCCGTCACAATTTCATGCACAACAGTTGTATATTCTTTTGTCATTGCAGATCCTGCCATGACTGGATTATTAAGTTTGTCAATATCAATTCCTGTACATGTTGAACCCCACATCTGTGGAAAAACTTCTACTTCGAATTCAAGATAAATATATTTTAAATTTTCCTTTTTGTGTTTTATACGTTGATTAAAGACTGTATCTTTATTCAGTGCTAATTTTGCTTTATATTCTATTAACTCCAAATTTGGGTATTTAGAACTCAAACTCATTGCATATCTCCCTCCAGTTTTGTTACACAGCTATTCCATCCAACATTAAATTCCCAATCTAACGGTCTATCACCATTTTCTGCGTACAAAGGTTTCTTATCTGGAAATTCCTTGATCGGACACCAATCTGGTTTTTCTTGACAATAGTCCTTGTCTATTTCTCGCATTAAATTTGTGTCGTTTTGGTCATTCATAATACTACAACAAGCTTCTATTCCTTCGTGCGTTTCATAACAAAATTGACAATCCAGACATGTTTCTGGTATATCTATAACGATAAATCCTTTTTTATCTGACATAATCATTCCTCCTCTGGTCTGTATGGTTCTGGAAGTGAACGCCAGCCTAGAATCTTCCCATCATAAATTCCGTAATTACATAACCATATACCGTTTTTAAAGCGCATTCTTTTTACTGGGTATTTTTCATCATCACATGTCACAAGATATAATCCTTCTTTTTTAGGCATATTTTCTACCGTATACGGAATCCAGTTAAAACCTTCATCCATGTGAGACATGTGGGAACGGATGATATCTACTGCGTCACAATAGGCTTTTATTTTTCCATTATCTACTCCCTCATTAAACCAGTCTTCTACATCACATAATTCTGGTTCGTCATTAGACATATCTATTAAATTTTCTCTTTTTTCATCTATCTCTTCTATAATCTTCTCTAATACGTTCATTCTTCATACCTCCAGTAATTCCGGGTTATCAAATATATTACTAACCACTTTTAAATCAGTTTTTTCGTAGGAGTCAAGATCCATAGGTAAATAGTGTTCCTTAAAAACCTTAAAACAGCCGTCTTCAAATTTAACCACATTTCTCAAAGGCCATCATCTTTTCTCTTTGCTTTAAAAAGGATTTCTCACATCATAACATTACTCCCACCCATCCTGTATCATTTTAGGTTTATATTGATGCTCTGTATAACCTTCTCCATTGCATAAATCGCATTGTACGTCATAATATTCCCAATTATCACAGCACTCCCAATATTTAGCAGTATTCTTTCTTTTTGTGAGTCTTCCAGTTCCACCACATTTCGGACATTTATGTATTCTTTTTCCTTGTATTTTTTTTACTAAATCACCTAATGTAATATTTTCTCCATAATATTTCATTAATGAAACTGCTTCATGAATTTTCATTCTTCCACCCTCCTATTCCGACCAATCAAGCATCTGTGTGCAATTGTGGCAGCACTCATTTCTATAGGACTCCACAACTCCTCCACAGCTAGGGCAAAGTCCTTTGTATCCTTTGTAGCATATTAAACGTCCATCAAAGCTCTTCTTATATGCTGTTCGCATTTTTACTTTCTTCGGCAGCTGCTTTTCCAGTTCTTTGATTATGGTATCTACCAAATCTTCCATTATTTGAGGATCCATCCATCGGTCATCTTTGTTCCATTCCGGAAAGCATTTCACTGCTTCTATCGCTTCCCTAACTTTCTTTTCGTCCATTTCATTCCCTCCTACCTATCATTCATGGCATCTTTTCTTTTATACCCAAAAATTCTTTTTCTTTCCTTTTTAATATAACTACAACCCGAACAACCATTCCTATTTTTGCACCTCCAACAATTATCACTATCTAACCAAAACCAATAAGGCATTTCTGGAGGTTTTCGTATCTTACTTTTCATATTTTTGTAACGCCTTAATCCATAAAATTGGAAACAGCTATTTTTTCATGTTTGGAATTATATATACTATTTGTAGTAAATAACTTTTCAACAGTACCATCATTGAGTAACTTAATTAACGTTCCATTTTTAGGATCCAGCACACTGTTCTCAGTGTGTGTTGCGTATGCATATATATGTTTAGCTTTTTTATCTTTTAATGCTAATGCACTATAATATAATGATCCACCATATGAAATAATATCGTCAATCATCAACACTGTTTTATCCTCTAACAAATTAATATTATTTAGTATTATATTAAGTCTTTTGATCTTGCCAGTATCCCAGTCTCTTTCTTTTTCTCCATAGCAATATTTGTATCTCGGGAACATATCTGCATATCTTTTTGCTGCGCCTGCATCTGGAAAATATAAAACCAATTCACTATCATCTCTCTCAATTTGATTAATAACATTTTGAATAATATGTTTTACATCTATTTTTCGGCACCGATCTATTAATGATTCGCTAACATTGCTATGTGGATCTAATATAAACACTTCGTCAAATTGCAGCCAATTAATTACATCTGCAAATGATTTTAATGTAAATACTTCTCCTTTATCATGAATACGATCCATTCTAGCATTAGGAATATACGGAATATGTAAAGACATAAAAGAAGTCCGTGGTATATTTCTTAAATGTCTAGTGATATAAATCAAAGTAGACATTTCTTCTTCTTTTTCATATCGCCATGCTATATGATATTTATAATTCATCGAATATGCATCATCTATAATTTCTTTTATATTTAATCTCTGTGTTCCATCAGGAAAATGTTCTATTTTAACTTCTCTTCCATTAATTGAAATCATATTAATACTCCTTATTCAATCACTTCAATTTGACAACTTTTCATCACTTCCAATGCAGCCTCATGTTTTTCCGGCGTAGATCCTGCACAATGATAAGCATCAACAAAAATTGTCGCATTTGGATAAATAGCCCTTAAAATAAGTGCATTACTAACAACACATATATCTGTGCATACTCCACATAATTCAATCTCAAGGCTTTCGTCAGCATAAGGCAAATGTTTGCGCCAGTCGATGTAACCAAATGTATTTTTTATTATGCTTCGAACATTATTACAATATAAAAAATCTATTTTTCGTAATTCTGAAACTACTTCCCATCCTTCTGTTTCATAAATGCAATGTTTAACTGGTAAATTTTGACCTTCTAATGTATCAAAATAATCCTCATAATGAGTATCGCATGTAAAAAATACTATATCACCATTTTTAAGATATTCATCAATTTTACGTTTAATATTAGGAATAATTTCTTGAGCTTCTTTTGTTCCTAATGAACCTGTTACAAAATCATTTTGCATATCTACCACAATTAATACTTTTTTCATTATTCTAATTCTCCTTTTTTATATTCATCTTCTTCAATATTCATACGTTCCACCTGCTGATAATCATGTCTTTTATAATTATCAGCTTTACCATATGCACCTTTATGCCTGTAAGACGCATGTCCCTTTCTTGTATTAGTTTTTGTATTTGCTCCTCCTCTGCCAAGATATCCATAATGCCCTTTATTTAATTTTCCAGGTATAAAGTCCTTATCATCCACAGGAATGTAATTAAATTTTCTATAAGATTGATATTCTATTTTCTGTGTTCTCTCTTTTATCTTTTTTATACGCTGTCTTCTTAAATACCCCATATCACGTATATTCATATACTCACCTTCATTATCTAAATTTTATCTATTACATTCTGAACAGCCTCTTTTACCACCTTGGTACGTGACAGTTTTTCACATAATAATTTAGATGCGTTTTCAACGATATAATCTTTATTATCCTCAACTATTCTTTTAACCTCATTTTTAATCATCGTATCAATTGGATCTTCTTGATAATAGCTTTTTGAAAAGATTTTATTTTTTACTTCTTTGGTGATAGTCTCCACCACCTGATGCTCTACATCGTTTTGAATCTCTTCCGCAATCCTTTTCTCGTCCACTCCAATTGTTACTGGCACACTATATACACTCATTTTATTTATCCTCCGTTTTTTATATTTTCAATTCAGCGTTCTCACAGCAACATCTTCTCTGAACTCTTTACATCGAACAGAGGCCTCAAAAATATCACTAATGGTTTCTCCAAGTTTTTCGATTCCTCGTTTTGCATCCAAGAAATCCTGCTGGTATTTCATGTTGCACACGCTTTTATGAATACATTTTTCACAATTTGTTTCTCCTTTAAATATCATAGTTTTGCTCCTTTCTATTTTAAGCAAATTAGTAGAGATCTATCGTTTCCAACATCGATTGAATTTACTGTTTCGTTCCATTTATCCATAATAAACTGATCATGGGTTTCAATATCTTTAAATTTACGATTATCAAATGACAAACAGTTTTTATGACCAAGGTGTAAATCTGAAATATAATAATTACTCATAAACTTATTTCTCCTCATCACATGATAAAGGTGCGTACTTTTGAAAAATATCATCTATATATACTTTATTTAAGTGTTTGTATTTTTCATATATTTCTTCATCAGAAAGTGAATGGTATACACCTTCAACTTTTTCTGTACAGAAAGCATTAACACGACCTATTTTTCCGCATAGCTTACAATAAGTTCCAGGACAAGGCTTCAGTTTCCCAAACCAATTTGTCACTATAAATAAACATTCAACATACTCATGTTTGTGCTTAGATTTACTTTTTGACTTTGATGTATTTGATTTTTTCTTTTTTATGTATTTGGGAATATCAATTTCATCATTAACTATTTTGTTCTCGTGCATGATATCTCATCTCCTTACCACATTTTTTACATCTGTAAACTTTTACAACATCATTTGGTTTATCGCTTGTGATACCATAGAAGTTTTCTTTAAATATTTTATTTGTCATAATCAACTCCCAATCATGTTGACAGAAATCTCCATTATTATATTTTTCGTCTATCACTTCGCCGATAATATTATCAATATATTTTTTTATTTTATTTTTAATAAATCCCATCAATATACCCCTGCATACTTCTTTTAAATTTAATGTGACTGACTAAACCATATCGCTACCACTATAACTAATATACAAAATCCTATTTCAAATAACTTTTCCATAAACCTTTAATTCTCTTTCTTTTTCTTTTATCGAATCTATGAACAAACTTAAAATACGATATAGGATACAAGATCATCATTCTTCCGTCTAAAATAATAAGCGATTTACTAACTGTGTATTCTAAAATAATAAGCGGTTTACTAACTGTGTATTTTTGTTTACTATAAAAACAATATGGATTAATATTTAAATCATATAAAATACATTCATAATCTTTTATGGATGCAAAATCATATTCGTAACACTTATCATTTGCTTCTAATAAATTTTGTGATACATATACTGCATAATTAATCAAAAATATGATTACAAAAAATATTAATAAAATAATAGCGCAAAAACACATAAGTCTTATTGTTTCTTTAATCATTTACCCTCCTACGCAATTCTTACAATCTGATCATATAATTAAATTTTCTTATTATTTATCGTTTTGTTGTCATGATAATGTCCAAATAACCATTTTTTAAATTCAACCTTACTTTTGATTTTTTCAAAATAATCTGTAAGCCTATCAGGTTTATATAAACCATGTGACAACAATGCTGCTGTGCTACTGGCTGCACAATGGGTAAAGAGAAAATCAACTTTATTACCTGCATCATCAAGACTACAAATACCTTCCTGCATCTCTTCTTCTGACGGCAGCTCTTCTTTCCACCATGACTTATGATTAATACGAAACATTTTATTTGGATCTTTGCTCCACTCTTTTATTCTAGAGTCGCCAACTTCAAGTATTCCATCTGAAATATCATGACTGGCCGCTCCACCAAATGTAAACAATGTTGTTTCGTCTATATTAAAAATTTGTCCTCTTCGAAGATGGATTATATTAGACCGAATGAAATTTACATTTCCTCCACTCCATTGTTTAACCGGAAGTGCATTTAAAATATCATAATTTGAGTGGTTTCCTGATATAAAAAGCGTTGTGAAGTTTCTGTTATTAAGCCAATCCAAATTTCTTCTTTCTCTATCAGAATTATCCCAGATTCCAAAATCACCAAGAATAATTACATAATCATCTTTTGTCATTTCTTTCTGTTCAGGAAAAGAATGTTTATTTAACCGTGATTTCCAATCGCCGTGAGTATCACCTGTTATATAAATCATTTTCTACTTCTCCAATCTTTGTCTCAGTAACATCATAGAAGTCATTAATGCATACTTATCGCTTTCTAGTGCATTACAGTACGCACGTTTTCTATCACTATCTTTTTCTGATAGTGGTTCTTTTATTAATTCATAATCTATTATTCTATTTATTACTCTTTCAAAACACTTTACTAAATCTTCCAATTGATTGATTACACATCTGAAATCATTGTCATTTTCTTTTGATTCATCTGTTCTATTTAATTCAGAATATACTCTTATCTCATTCTTATTGAGCCATTTATACCAGTTACCACAATCCGAACAATATAAGCCTGTTTGACTACAAACTTTTTTTATCATATAATTCTTACTACCACATCTATTACATTTAAAATCCATACTTTACCATCCTTTATTTCAAACAACTATATTCAATTTCATTCATATGATTTTCTATTTCATAGAATACATCGCCAAGAGTAGCAACAATTTCCATATCGTTAAACCCTAAAATTCTTTTCATATTACTAATCTCTTCTTTATTAATAACAACAATATGTTCTCCATTAAATTCAGACACATAGGTAGCTGCTGGATATACATTTAAGGAAGTTCCACCAATAATCAACATGTCTGCATTTGATATTGCTTGAATGCTCTTTGTTACTTCCTTAAATGGTAATATTTCGGAATATAACGTAATATCAGGTCTTACCAATCCTCCACATTGAGGACACGTAGGAATTTTTTCAGCATTATCAAAAATAAAATTTTCATCATATTTCTTTTTACAATTTGTACAATATGATCTTAAAGCAGATCCATGAATTTCATATACCTTCTTGCTTCCAGCCTTTTGGTGTAAACCATCAATATTCTGTGTTACAATCCCACTAAGTTTCCCAACCTCTTCCAATTTTGCTAATACCTTATGAGTAATATTAGGCTCTATATTTCTCGTATCCATTTTTTGCCTATAAAATTCATAAAACACTTTAGGATGATTAAATAGGCATCCATGACTCAACAAATATTCAGGCTCATAATCTTTAAAATTGACATCTTTTTTATTATATAAACCATCTTTGCTTCTAAAGTCTGGAATGCCACTTTCTGTTGATACTCCGGCTCCTCCAAAAAATACAATGTTCTTTGATTTTTTAATCCAATCTATCAGTGTTTCGATCTGTTTATTAATATCTACTACCATTTTTTTTATCACTCCTTATTTTTGACTTTCTCCATTGTATTTGGAGAATATTCGTGGAGAGAATGCTCTCTCCACGAAATCACCTATTTCAATAATATTACTTAGTTGCATTGTTACCGTTTGAGCCATTAAGGATTTTCACTCCACCAGTAGATTCTACTGTACGTGCTGCAAGATCCCTCATCTGACTATAAGCATCATCAAGCTTCGCCTGAATCTCTGCTTTTTCTGTTTTAATTGCAGCAAGATCTGATTCGAGTCTCTCGCATTTATTGGTAAGAAGCTGTACCTGATATTCGTTTTCTTTCTTTAAAGCTCTCACTTCAAAAGCGTTTGATTTATCAGCGTCTGCCTTACCTTTCTTAACCCCCTCTTCTCTTGCTTCATCAAGCATTCCAGGGATGCGATTTACTTTTTCTTCAAGATCTGCAATATATTCTTTCTTTTCTTCTAACACCGTTTCTTCTACAGCAATTTCATCCATGCGAGCTTTCAGTTCGTCTTTTTCTTTATTCATTCTATCATTCCATTCATCTTCCGCAATTTTATGTGCTCTCTGAATGTTGTACTGATACTCCTCTTCCTCTCGTTTTCTAGCAAGTTCAAGTTCTTTTTTTCTTAAATTTTCTGCCTCATCAAGTTCCATAATCTTCTGTGTGCGTTTTTCACACAAGGCATCAATTTCAGAAGTCAGCAATTCCTTTTTTTCTTCCATCATTTTTTCATAAGCAGCTTTATCCTCTGCCTGTTTTTCTTTGATTTCAGCATCTTTATCTTTATAAGCATTAATCATTGCTACCATAGAATTAGCTTTGGCTTCAATGCCATACAGATCCTGAAGCTCTTTTCTCTTCATTTCTGTTGCTTTTAAAATATTTTCATACTTTTCAATAATTTCAGGATTAAAAATATTCTCTGATGCGGACTGTTCTGCAGATTCAAATACTGCAGCCTTTTTTGCTTCATTTGCCGCCGCCACCGGATCATCCTTCATTGCGTCTGCATCATCAAGTCTCTTTTTTGCCTCCATGTAAGCATCCATAATTTCCTGTTTTGTTGATTTCATTGTAATTGCCATAATTTTTTTTCTCCTTTATTATTTAATATTCTTCATAAAATGTTTCTTGCAATTCACTTTTTTTATTTTTTTCTGCAATATGTATTTTTTCTAAAGCTCTACTTCGCTCTTTAAATACATCCACACCTATTCTATCGTAACCAAATATATGCGCTTGCTTATCCCTCTTGTCTATTCCCACAAAATAATTATCCATTACAGTTCGGATTGTAAGCTCACATAAATCATAGATTCCAACTTTAGGCAATATTCGAGCAAAGTATACTTTATCTTTTAAATTAATTACTGGCTCCATATTTAATCCCAAAGAACAATATTATGTTTTTTTATACTTTTCTTTACATCGATTACACGTTGATTAGAACTTCCACGCCAATGGAGACTTGTGTCCTTTAAATTTTCAACATACTCCCCATCAACGATAACATTACATAATTTTATAATATTTCTTCTTAGGTTGTATTCAGGTGATTTATTATCAATATCCCAAATTTGTTCCCATGTATATCCTGTATACAGCCATAATGTTTTTTCTGGATATTGAATTTTAATATCTGTTATTAATTCATATAACTCTCTTAAATTATTCTCATGTAATGGATCCCCTCCACTGAATGTAATGCCAGATATATATTCCTTACTTAATTGTTCGTATATTTCAATTTTTGCATTTTTGTCAAACTCTATACCAGTATTTACGCCCCATGTTTGAGGATTTTGGCATCCTTGACAATGATGTTCACATCCAGACACCCATAGAACAACTCTTAACCCATCACCATTATTTTGATCAGGATATGTAATATTATGATAATTCATTTTCCAATTACTCCATATTATTAAATACTGTTTTACATCGATTTTCTTTCTTCGATTTCTGCCTGTTTTGCTTCATTATATCTACTTTCGCCATGAACTCTGGTAAATCCGAGATAGCCATTCATTCTGTCAATCTTTGTAATCATTTTACTTCCGCATTTGGGACATACCTCCATTTCCACTTGCTGATAACCACAATCTTCACAGTAACACATTGCAAGATTTACACCTTCATAAAATCCCATTTTCATAGCTCTAAGTACAAGAGTTTTAATGGCTTCTTTGTTATAACCAAGATTGTATCTACAATATTGAATTTTACCACCATTAAAATAAGACCAGAATCTGTATTCTTTATCCTGTTTTTCGATAGGAGACATGTCTTCTGTTACATGACAATGGAAACTGTTACTTACATACTCTCTGTCTGATACGTTTTCAATAATTCCGTACATCTTGCGGAACTGTTCGACCTGAAGTCCGCAAAGACTTTCTGCCGGAGTTCCATAAATCGCATATAATAACCCATCTTCTTCTTTAATTCTAGTTACATATTCATTGATGTATTTCATGACATCTAACGCAAACTGTCCGTCTTCACGGATTGATTTACCATTATATAAACGCTGCAACTCATTCAAAGCTGTAATTCCATAGCTTAACGTCATTGGTGGAAGAAGTTTTTTTATTTTTTCATCCGGTTTCAAATATCCATTTAATAATCCGCCTTCGCAAAACATCACAGGATTTACACTTGCACGAAGCTCTCCAAGATAGTCATATGTACGTTTATGAAGACCTCTAATCATTTCCAGATAATAATCTAATACCTCATAAAAATCTTTAGATTCTTTTTTTGCCTTTGATAAAATCATGGGAAGATGTAATGACACAACACCAAGGTTAAATCGTCCTTCAAAAATAGCTCTATCCTTCTCATCTGCAGGATGCATGCCGCCTCTTTCATACCATGGACTCAAAAATGCCCTGCAGCCCATAGGACTTACAACGGTTCCGTATTTTTTATACATATCTGGAACATATCCGTCCCCTGTTAAACTAAGCCAATCTGGATACATGGTTTTGCTGCTACAATCAATACCAGCGTTGAATACATCTGCGTTTACATATTGATTACTTCCATCACCGTGAATATTTTCATCATAAAGAAATACAATCTTAGGGAATAATACAGGTCTTTTGAATCCTTTTTTTCCTTGACCTTCCGCATGTACATTTAATAGACTTATCGCAGCCATATTTCCAAATTTATCTGTTGCTAAACCAATAGTCATTGTTACAAAAGGATAATCTCCTCTGGAAGAACCTACAGTATTCAGCTTGTATTCAATTCCCTGCCATCCCTGGTCAAAATCTCTTTTTACTTTATTGGTTGCATATTCGTTTGCCTGATTTTCAAATGTTACATTGCTAAGACAATCTAAATATGCTCCATCGGTATCTTCTATCGTTCCCTTTACTTCATAAAATTCTTGTACATATTTGTCATAGCTCTTCTTTGCATAAGGAGCAAGAATCTTGTCTACTTCTGGTACAGTAAAGCCTCCATACTGTTGAGCTGCAGTGCTAAGAATAATATCTCCCATAACATCAAAAGCCGTATCGAGAGAGCCAGGTTCGTTATACCAGACATTACCCATCTCAAAGCCATCTTTCATAATATCGCCAACTTTTGCCAAACAACAATTAAATGTATCAAGACGAGCACTTCTGTCATGGATATAGATATAACCATCCTTCATTGCCTGTTTTTCTGCATTTGTCATAAAAAACTTCTTATACATTTCACTACTAAGTTCGTTATAAATAAGACTTCGTTTTGTTGCAACCAGCGCGCTATCTGTATTTGCATTACTCTTATCTCCGATATATCTGATAGCCTGACTCTTTTCATAAACTTTATCCATCATATGAACAAAGTCTTTTTTATAATTTCTGTATTCTTTATACATTTTAGCGACAATAGGGTAATGTTCCTCGAGCACAGCCTCTACAATATTATGCATATCATATATTTCTATATTTACATCTTCTTCATAGTTTTCCTCTATACTTTCCCAAACACTATTTAATATTTTTACATAATCATCATCATGCAACTCAACCATCGCTCTTCTTGCTGCTTTATTACATGCATCAATAATTTTCTGCTCATTGTAATCTTCTAACGTACCATCCTTTTTAATGATTTTCATTCATGTAATTCCTCCGTTTTTCAATTAATATTACTCAGTTCAATTCTTTTCTTAATCCATTCACATACACTATCAACAGAATTTTCTAAACTCCCATCATTTAACAAATGAAAATCAAATTCTCTTTTCTTTTCATATTCTCTAAACTGATCATTCTCTGAATCATATCTGGATTTAAAGTCTTTTTTTGTGTCTCCCCTCTGAACATACCTTTCTTCTGCTAATTTATACGGAACACGAATATATACGGTCACAAATTCAAAATCACTACCACATATCCGCATTAAGTTCTCTACTCCATTTGGATCTATAACGTAAATATCAGATCTCTCAAGTTCATCATATGTAGTAGCATATTTCACATTGTTAATCTCTGTCTCAGCAACAAAGCCATATACGCTACCCAACATATCAAACTCATCCTCTGAAATGAAATAGTGGTCAGATTCTCCATTTTTCTCGTTATCTCTAGGCGGCCTAGTTGTATAACTTTTAACAACACGCAAACCTAATTTTTCACTTGTAGCTTTTGCAATAGAGGATTTTCCAGAACATGTTCTTCCAATAAACAAAAATTTAATTGGTTTCTTCTTCATGATCACACTCCTTTTCTATGATAAAAAGTATATGGTTATTGTTATCAGTGCAGGCTGCTTTATATAAAGTGGCCACACACTGATCTTTCGCATTAAGAAATCTTAAACATTTATTTCTTAAACTGCATGTATTTCCATCATTTTTACAATAATAAATATTGTCATACATTGTTATTTTCTACTCCTGCAAGATATTCTCTTGTAATATCTGGATACCATTCATTGAGCTGATCCATTAAATCTTCAATCATATCCTGAAGTTCCGGTGCTGCAGATCCATGAGCAACTCCATATTTTCGTGAACCTCTTTCCATATAAATATGTGCAAATTCTGTGATATTCACCTTAAAGGTAAAATTCATAGGAAGTGAAAGCATATACAGTCCACGCTTTACATCTCTATTATTTTCCATACCCTTTTTAATATAACCATTTGCAGCCCTGACGTACTGTTCACCGTTATATGTAATTTCTTCTGGAGTATTAATATTTAAATATGCTAATGCAACATCTGTTGGGATTATTTTGTCTGAATAGAACTCTGAAATTTCATTGGAAGTGTAATCGGCTAATCTTGTACTTGATCGGATAATTCTGTTATCCATTCGTTTTGCATGTGAATCTAAATCGTCTGTGGCTCCTCTATGAAGCCCTTCTACCACAACTGACATATCCAAAAATCTTAACATTGTGATATGATGCTGTCCCCACTTAAACAATTTCTTTACTTCTTTTTCAAATTCTGGGGTCAATTGGTTATTAATTGGATGCCCATTGTGTTTTGTACAATTTTCTGTTAAATAAGCAATCTTCTCTTCGATCTCTTGGTCCCATGTACGTTTACTCATATACATGGTTCTAATTGCATCTCTAATAGAATGCATCTCTGTTAAGTATACTTTCATATTGTCTCCTTTTTAAATAATATTATTTAGTTGTTTATGTTATCTATTATACTCAATAGTTTTCTGTATGTCAATAGTATTTTTAATATTGATTAGTTGTTTTTCTATTTAACATATCATACATAAATGTGTTCCGATTATAATTCTCTTTTTTCTTTACTGCTCTATTAACCGTATCTTTATTTCCTAAATGAAACAGTTTGGTTTTCATTCTTGTAAGTCCCACATAAATTAAATTGGAATTCAGCATATAAGTATGACTTGATGGTGTTAGTAGAAATACAATCGGAGCTGATCCACCCTGGCTCTTATGGATACTAATTGAATATCCTAACATTATATCCTGCATATCATTTTTATCATAATATACTCTAACACCATCAAAATTTATAACAGCACAACTGGTTGATATATGTTCGATTTTACCAAGCATACCATTCGGTATAAAAGTCTCTTCTATATCATCTGCAGAAAGACTGAAAAAATCTTCTGTATAAATTCTAGCTTTATAATTATTAGACACTTGGATTATAATATCATTTTGGAAATATTTAATTTCTCTTACTTCCATACAATTATTTGATCCGTAGTTTTCATTTGCCAATTTTTGAAGATGGTTATTAATCGCAACGGTTCCGCAATCTCCTTTATTATAAGAAGACAATACCAAAATATCTTCAGGTTTATAAGATTTAAGCAGCTTTTCGTATAGCACACAAGTATCTTTAATGATTTTCTCATTAGTCGATTGGATAAATGCATAATCGCCGTTATTTCCAAATAATGTACATTTGTCAGTTACATCTTTCAAATATGGTTTCATTTCTCTTACATCTGTGGCAGTCTTCATTAATCCACCTTCGTTATAGCGGAAAATTTTATTTAATGTCACAGTCGGAATTTTGCCTGATCCCATAAAATCATGAAGCAAATTACCCGGGCCAACACTAGGAAGCTGCGCTGAGTCTCCGATCATTAACAGTTTTGTTTTGCTAAAATCTAAAGCGTCTATTACATGTTTCATTAAAAATACATCTGTCATAGAAAACTCATCAATGATTAAAACATCACACTGAAGTTTGTTCTCTTCATTATATCCCCACACCGGAGGCATATAACCAAGCCCTCTATGAATAGTAGAGGCAGGCCTATCTGTATAATCACCAAGAACTTTTGCTGCTCTTCCTGTCGGAGCAAAAAGTTTGAATGATTTATTATTATTTTCAAGCATTTTAATAATTGCCGATGCTGTAAGACTTTTTCCAGAGCCTGCGAAACCGTTAAGAATCATTATATTATTCTCGCACAAACATTTTAAAGCCATAAGCTGTTCGTCTGATAAAGTAAATTCTCCTGTACTCTGATATTGTTTCCAATCTATCTGCCATACTCTTTTATTATTATTAGCAGATGCAATATTTTCTGCAATAATTAATTCTGTCTCATATGTTCTTTTTAATGCAACATCAAAATTCTCTTTATTATAATATATATCTTCATTTTTAAGGCATTCAACATAATGCTGAGAACAGGCCGGAACCATTTTTATGATTTGTTTTCTAAGATCTCTTAAATCCATTTTTGTGTGTCCATCATTCTGATTCTCCAAAAGAAGATGCTCGATACACGCAACACACCTTTGTCTACTCGTCTTTAAATCAAATGGGAAAGATATTTTTTTAGTTCTTTCAAGCTCTAGTAAAATACTATCTGCCTTAATAAAACCTATGCCAGATAATCTCGTTAAACATTTATAAGGTTCTTCGCTCAATTTTTTCTTCAACATCTGTATCGAAGGGTATTCATCATAAATTTTCTTAAGCATTGAAATGGTGAGATTGCCACCAAATTCAACTACCAGATCATATAAGGCATAATTCTGTATAATTTTATCTTTGATTTTACCAAATGTAATTTCACCAATACCATGTAACTTACTAAGATCAATATCTTTTGTATTACCAGATATAACCCTATCGATTATATCTGGATAATTTTTCCATAATTCAGATGCCTGGTTAAATGTTAGAATTTCCTGTAAAAACATATATACATCTTCTTCATTCTTAGGCGTATCTTTGCGGATATTTACAATCTTATATCCATATCCATATTTATTCTGTTCTTCTTTTGCTGTTACCTCATATGATTGACCCAAGCATAAAGTATGTACATTTCCAAATATAGTTACATTATAATATTTTTCACTTCTTTTTATATCAGGATATTTTTTTGGATCAACATTAACTGCGTACACTTTATAGTCCGGAGAATCATATGTGCATTTTTCTATTATACAATCAAATTTCTTATCACTATTCATATTTTATTTTTTTATTACCTCGTATTCATTCAAAATATTTTCAAGTTCATCTGTTACTACCCATTCTCCTCCAACACATTTCTTTTTATATTTTTCTGTAAAACCATCTATTCTTAATATAGAATATTCTCCAAATGGATTATTTTGATATACTTTTACACTTGTAATTCTAGCCTTAACATCATTACCATTTTTAATATTGTGAAGTATTAGGTATGGTTTTCTAGCTTCTTTATAAGTTTTATATTCCGTTACAATATAAAAAGATTGATTTACTTTTGGATTTTTGTATACGACATATTGGAGATATTCTTTTTCAAATTTGACTTGTTCGACTACAGACATTGGTTTATCTTCGATTTGCATAGATAACTGAGTTATTAACCCCACGTTATCAATTTCTTTGTATATCTTTGCTGTTTCTTTCCCGGCATATTTCTTTGCAATAGATTCCTGAATCCCAAGAGATTCCAGTTTGTCTTTTTTGATCTGTTTACATGTTCCAAATTTATCATATAATTTTGATATAGATGATAAGTATTTATTATGTCCAAAATCAGAAAAGAAATTCAATCCTATAAGAATCTCCAATTGTTTAGAATTAACAGATGTCTTATCATGTATATCTTTTAGCAATTCAGTAAAACTATTATATTTATTTTTGGACAATTCCATTAACTCGTCTGCAATTTGCTCATTACAGAATTTAATACTTCCAATGCCCTGATATATTTCGTATGCATCTTTATCACACGTATACTCCGCATTGGAATGACCAAATCTTATTTGTTTAATTGGAATATTTTTACCTGCTATATATTCTTTTATTTTATATGTTTTATCTGCATCCTCAGCATAAACATTTAATGCTTCCGTTAATGTTTCCAATGGATAATAGTGTCTTAAATACCCACATGCAAATCCCAAAAAACTATATGGGTCTGCATGGTTCTGGGAAAATAAATAATTACTTGCGTCAATAATTACTTGAAGAAAGTTCACAATTAAATTTTCAGCTTCTTCATTGTCTACGTCATATTTGTTTTTCATGGTATTAATAAATCCGGCTATATGATGGTCGCTTATCTTGTATCCTTTTTCATCTAATAAATATCCGCCATTTTTTATTACTGGAATATCTTTTTCCGTACCTGTTTTTTTAGAAAAATGTCTTCTTACAACATCTGCCTCTCCCATTGTAAATCCACAAAACTGATGCAGGAATTGAATGATTTGCTCCTGATAAACTAAATATCCTAATGTTGGAGAAAGAAAATCATTTAAAGCAGCGTGTCCATTATCTTTGTATATTCCCTGAGATAATTCATTTCTATACGATTCTCCTGCTGGTCTGATTGCACCATTTGCCATAGACATCAAATCAATATAGGAGAAATTAGGATTTTGTGCTTTGATTTTTTTTATTGTACTATCTCTTAGTATATCTTTTAAATAATTTCCTGCAAATTCAGATTCAAACTGAAAGATTAATGTTGTATCTTCCGCTATATCTTTCCATACCTCTACATCATCAAAATCCATATTATCTGGTGTTAAAAATGGTATACCTACTGATTTACATGTTTTATAAATCAACCCAACACAATCAAGTCCTAGAATATCCAATTTGACATAATTCAAAGAATCGATTTCTTTCATATTAATCTGTGATATTGGCTTATCATCAGATGATATGTATAATGTTCCAAACTTTTTATCTATATCATGGGGAGCCACAACTAAACCTGCTGCATGTCTCCCCAAAGATGTAATTGTACCAACAACAATATCGACATACTCAAATAACTGCTTATATTGTTCTCGTATATTGTCTGGTACAAATTCTCTTTTTTTGTCATCTTCTTGAACCATATTAGATATCGCCTGTGTTTGTTCAGGTGTCATTCCAAGAGCACGACCTACATCTTTAATTGCACCTCGCATCTTGATTGTATTAAAAGTAATGATGTTACAACAATGAAGTCCTTTCTTTTGAAACAGATATTCTCTTACTTTCCATCTATCCTCTTTATACCAATCAGTGTCAACATCTGCCAGACTTACACGCTCAGTATTCATAAATCTCTCAAAATTAAGATTAAATTTAATACTATCAACTTCTGTAATACCCAACAAATATGCAATTTCGCTGCCTGATACTGATCCTCTTGAATATCCAAATTCAACGCCTTGTTTTTTTAAAGCTGATTTATAGTCTTCTTCAAGCAATACAAAATCTATAGCTTGATTATGAATATACGTTTTTAATTCATACAGTATCCTTTGCTTATATTCTTTGTAATTGTCATACTTATATACGCCTCTTTGCTTGATGCCATTCATAATCTTTTCTTTTAGCACACTTAAAGAATCATCATACAATTTAGGATATTTTTTTGAGTAATCCAGTTTAAATTCTTCAATCTGATCAGCCATTTTATTTGTATTGTCGATAGCCTCTAAATACACTTCTTCGTTTAAAACACCTTGTTTCTTATAGGCTTCTACCAATTCATTATATGTTTTAAATAATAAATCCCAATTATCTTCTTCAGAAAATTTCACATCTTTTGATTTTTGCATAATTTCTCTACCAAGATAATGCTTATTATTTAAACAATGTGTATCAGTTCCGGCAATTAATGGAATACCATATTTTTGAGATATTTTATTAAGATATATATTATATTGTTTTTGTTTATCATCGTTGTGATGCTGAATTTCTAAATAACATCTATGTTTGTTATCTATACAAAATTTCAGCATCTTTTCCTGCATCGGCTTATTCTCACTAGCCAAAATACCACCTAAACATGCTGTCGTAACAATAATATTATCAGATGTATTTATTAATTCTTCTATTGTGATTCTAGGATTGTAATAAAAATGTCCGTCTCTCAAAAAAGATTTAGAAGATAACTCATTTAATTCCTCTACTCCATTGTAATTTTTGGCTATTAAAACACAATGATAATTGTCTCGAATCTGATATTTTTTATCTTCTATAAAATCCTCAATTTCACTTTGTGCCTCAGTTTCATCCATTCCTAACATGGATTCATACATTTCGTCTGGCACTTCAGAATATTTATATAATTCTTCTGTAATATAAAATTCTTCCGCATGTATATATTTCATACCTGCAGCTTCGATTTTATTTTTTTTATGTACCCATTCCAATACTGATCCATGTTCGCTAAATCCCATCGCAGCCATATCTAAACTTTTGGCATAATCAATATATTCATAGTATTTTGTAACACTATCTATATTGGTTACACCGTTAGACAAATCAGAATGTAAATGGTAGACAGTATAATTATTTTTCATTTTTTATAACTCCATCTTATAAATCATTCAGCCAACTTAAATCATCTACGTCGTATTCTTCTTTTTTCTGGCCTAAAATATCACCTTTCTTATTTTCGTCAAGTTTATCAAGATATGATTTTAAAGGTTTATGAAGATTTGGAGAATAACCACAGAGGTTGTTTAAATAATAACTTTGTTTCTTTAAACTTTCTTCATCTTCCCACCATAATTTATCCGCAGCTTCATACTGTCCAGATTCTTTTAATTCGTAATACTCTTTTTCTTTTTTACGAATCATATTCATGGTATCAATAATGAAAGTTTCCCAGTGATTAATTAATTCATCTGTAAGATCCACATATACGTAACAATCATGTAATTCATATTTTTCTTGGATTTCATTCGGCAAACATGAAATATCATTTGTCTGAGACAACTTATCCAAATATTCAAAAGCTTGATCTTCTGTGTATCCAAAATCTTTTAACCACATCTTCGCATTAGCATGCAGCTTATCTCCCAGTTCACATCTTTCAATCTCTCGAACCTTTTTTACACCTTTCTTTGACTGAACGGTAACACACTGATATTTTAAAAAGTTCCAAGCAATTTTAATTTTTTCATATGGAATCCCCTTCTGATGCAGTCCCATTGCATACATAACAAGCTGTCCGCATTCATTTTTTGCCTTTTCGCCTTTATATATAGAAGATGTTTTCCAGTCCAAAATTGTAATATTTCCATCTTTGTCTATCACATGAGCATCAATATAACCTTGATAGTATTCATCGCCTACCTTAATGGTGATAAATTGTTCAATATCAATTTTATCTGTAATAACTTCATGTGTAGAAAAGAAGTTTTTCAGATCGTAATAATATTTAGCAGCAATACTCTTGTTTCGTTCTCCGTCACCTCTGACAAATTTTAATTCTGCAACATCAAACGCTGTTACCCAGCCGTCTTCAAATTCTTCTAACATATTTTTATAAGTAATCTCACCAGTATAAAATCTTTCTATAATATCATGACTGATTCCACCTGTAACTTTATATATCGAATCATCACGATCTTCTTCTTTATGTAAAATATACTTTAAATAATATTCATAGAGACTATTGTGTATGCAGTTTACACGGCTCCATGAATTAAGCCTATCGACTTTAAGTGCCTCGCACATCTTCTGCAATTCTTCAAATGTTTTTCTCATATTTACTTTTTATAAATTTGTTATGACATTTCGAATCATATACTGTTCGAAATTCAAATAATATATTATATACTTTATTCTGAGCATCTGCCGGAGAGTCTTTTGGTCCAAGCACATTATATTTATCATATATATAACTTACTTTACGTATTCCATAAAACCTCTCACACATACTCCATACTTCTTCTAATGGAACATCTTTATCCATTGCGATTACTACTTCTTTGAGATTTAACCCTAGAATAACCCTAACCTGCTCATCAGACAAAAAATGTCCTTGTAATGCAACACATGAAAAATCTTTTAGACTATCTCTTTTTAAAACTGATTTTTCTGCTTCAAATACAGTGATTATTCCATTTTCTTGAATGTATTTATAATTTTGCCATAATCCATATAAATTAATATCTTTCTTCATTCCTGGAGTAATGAAATATTTAGGTATATCAAATTCTTCGCAATTTGGAATAGAACTTCGAGCGTTATATCCCATCAAAGATCCATCCATCCAATAACGAACTGGAAATATAGTTCTTTTCCACCTATACGAATATCCTAATTCAAATTTTTTTATTGTTCTTTTTATTATCCCTTCTCTGAATATATCTATATGAACATGCGGAACAAAATCAGAAAGCACATCTTCATCCATGGGTTCAAAATCATTAACTATACACTTTTCCTTCTTAGCATACTTCGTAAAAATAAACCAATCATCATTTATTTTTTTAGGCTGGTTTAATTTATACTCATATGTTAATCCGAATAATTTGTGTAAGTATTTCATCGCATCTCTAAAATCAATATTCAAATTATATTCGATTAAAGAAATAAGATCTTCTCCATCATCATAAGAAACACTTCTTGTAAAATTTCTATAATTCAAATATTGATTATTTTTTATATTAATAGCCGTATTATTGTTACAGTCTCCTCCGACTGCATTAGAACAGCTAAAATATTCTTTTTTTTCGTGATATAAAATATTCTTACATCCAATACTTTCTAATACATCAGGTATTTTATTATTTTCATAAATATATTTTTTTATTTCTAATGCAGTCATTTTTTACTTCCTACATATATTTTAAAAATCTTGCATAATATTACATATACCTACATCTTTATGTTTATTCATGCTCAGGTCATATTCTGATATAATTTGATATTGATCAGTAACACCGAATCTATTTTTGGTTATAAAGGTAATCATATAATATTTGTCTCTGCTTAAAGTAAAAGGTATTTTGGTTTTATTGTTTTTTCCTGTCAATTTATATGCCTTTATTTCATGTGATCCACCCTCAAATTCATCATCGAAAGGCTGACGCATCATCATATTAACACTAAATACATCAAGAATATTTTTTGCCTGACCAATCTCATTATTAGTCAGATATCTTAATTTTACAGATGCTTTTCCTAACTGATATGTAACTACGAGAGCAACATTTTTTGCTGCTGGCTTAACCACATCATATAAGTCAACCATATCTCTTTCCATAGATTTCCAAGTTTCCGTATTCCTTGAATCAGAAGATTCTTTGAGAGTATCAAGTACGAATAATCTAACACCCATACTTGAATATTTTTTTATCACCTTAATAGCAGCTTTAGCTGTATATTTTTCAAAAGGAACAATCGTAATATTTTTTCTCTCTTTTAATTCTTCTAAATAATTTGCTGATTTTCTCAATAATTCCATTGTATCTTTATCAAAATGACCATCTCTCAACACATATTTGTGCAACTCTCCATTAAAAACATTGTTTGCGACCCAAACAAGTAATTCCTTACGAACTTTATCTTGATCTTCCTCGTTGATCATCATAAGCATTTTCTCGTTATATTTCAAAACAGATGGCATTAAATAATTAATTGCTGTTGTAGATTTTCCAACACCAGAATTGGCTCCAAGACCATAAATATTTCCATTGAAATTGATACCACCTATTTCTCTATTGATTAAATCTGCATGTGATAATGGCATTCCCACTTGCGATCCTGAATTTAATTTATCAATCAAATCATGTAAACCATCACATGCATTATATGTTTTTACTTCCGTATCAACATTAATAAATGTATGGTTTAGCCACGCTTCCAGCTCATTGTAAATGTCATCTGCTTTTGCATCTACATACTCACTTAGTCTTTCCTTTACTGGAAAACCTTTTTTCGCAAGCTTCATTACAGCATTCCATTTTTTTATTTCACTTACATATGAATCAAAATTTTCTGTTTGTATATATGATGCAGCACTATCTATTTTTTCGTACCCACCATATTCTTCGTATTTGGAATTTAATTTAGAATGTTTAGAAAGATACATATTTATAGTAATTTCATCAAGCGTATTCTTTTTTTCGACATTTATGATGTCATTTGCAATATTAAAATATACTCTCCATGCATTATTATAAATATCATCTAATTTTAAAGATGTGTCTCTAATCAGATCGGGATCTTTATAAATAGAAGACACTGCGTTAGCTTCTGCAATTAGTTTATACTCATTTATTTTTTTTAGTGTATCAAGGCATTCTTTTTCAAATGGGGTGGCAGTCTTTTTTTCGGCACGATTAATTGCAGATTGACTTCTGCTCATTGATTTAGCCATTACCACATATCCTCGAATTTATCATTGTTAATATCTTCGGTTTGTCTTTTGTATTGAACATTATTTTCTGTTCTATAATCGACCTTATTTAATACTGCCCTCTCTCTTTTTTCTTGATTGTTTTTTGCATTTTTCATTCTGACATACATATTGTTAATCTTGTCACGTACAATCGCACATATATACCCCATTTTTGCTGTTTCCGAACTAAAACTTTTCCCTTTAAGACAATCTAAAATAGTGTTCTTGTAAAATTTGAATGTATTAAAAACACATTCAACAGAATAATCACCATAATCTTCGGTTTTATTATTTCCGATTACCTTACCTTTTCTAAGCCCCTGTAGCTTTAGACATGCCATTGTCTGTAATTTCTGATTTTCATCATAACCAAATAGCTCTTTTTCAATCCATGCACACATATCACGAAACTCTGCATCTTTCCTATCAAAAACACTATCATCTTTCTTCAACAAATCACTCCTTTTTACATAGAAATCCCAGAGCATAAAGCCCTGGGACTAAATATTTATTAGGCAGTCAACGCAAGGATTTCTTTAGCAATATCAATATCATCTACTAATGCAGGATTTTTATATCCATGTTTTTTTGCTAACTCAAGCAACGGTTTCAACAATGCTGGTTTTGATTTATTCTCAAGACAAAAATCTTTAATTTTAGAATTAATTTCATTTAATTCTTTTTCTTTTTTCTTTGCCTCCTCCGCTTCTGCTATTTTCTTTTCTCGAATTTTTTCCTGTTCTTCTTGTTCGATTTTAAGGTCATCGAAAGACTTTTTGCCTTTTGCTGCTTCAGCTTTAATAGCATCTGTTAAAGCTGCGATTAGAGCATCAGAATTAAATTCAATCTCTGGAACAATATCGGCAAATCTTGATTTTGAATCAATAGAATAGGAATCATCTCTAAAAGTAATTCTTCTACTCTCTTTTGTAATAACACCTTTCATAATATCCTTATTTTTGTTATCCTTTTTTCCAGTTTTTTCCTGTACAATTTCACGATCAATAGAAGCTACTCCGAGAAAATGAAGTTTGGTTTTAATTACATTAAAATCACGCATAGACATATTTGTAGTAAGAGAAGTATATGTCTGTCCTGTTACAACATCTTCCTGCGTTTTTTGTTTAACATGTCCGATAATAATAAAATGTACACCAACACGCTTAAGACTCCACAGTTTATCAAGTACAATCTCGCTCGCTTTGTCTTCTCCTGCCATATACCCACCAAATGCTGCTTTGATTGATTTTACAGGTTTTTCAGGATTTTCAGCATTATGCATTCTAATAACTTCCGGTTTTGCAATTTCAAGAAGCTGGTCATATGTATCAATGATCACTGTTTTTAAATACGGATATTCACTTACTTTATTATCAACAACATCATCGATGAAATCCTCAAATCCAATAGAGTTAGTATCTTCCTCATAATCCATGCTCCATTCAGGACAATTCAAATAATTGATTCCATCAATACTATCTGCACCATCTTCTTTCCCACATTCGAGGAACATATATCCATCTTCTCCGGCTAATTTTTCGCATATCTCTTTGATGATGGTGGTCTTTCCTATACCGCTCTCTCCAATTAATCCAATATTATACTCAAGTGGATTGATTTTAATTACATTTTTTTTACCGTATCCCATCCTATATTATCCTTTCTACTACAATATATTTATGGTTAATATCCCTTACAGCCAGTAAGGAATTA